GATCATGGAAACAGCAGCAAGACTTTATTGAGGAGCATACAAATAGGGACTCAAATTTATTTGAAGAGGTGGATGCAGAGTATAATCAATTCAAAAGAGATGCGCAAAAGGAAGTATCATATCTTGTAAAAGAGTTTGAGTGTAAGAAAGCTGCTAGTGCATATTCCAGAGCTGCTACTAGTAGAACTGGTGTGTTGGATACTGCTAGACTTCATACATATAAGTTCAATGAGGATCTATTCAAGAAGGTAACAGTTCTACCTGATGGTAAGAATCATGGTCTAGTCTTTATTCTTGATTGGTCTGGTTCCATGTCTAGAGAAATGCTTGATACTGTCAAGCAACTTTACAATCTTATATGGTTCTGTAAGAAAGTATCTATTCCATTTGATGTGTATGCTTTCAGTAATGAGTGGAAGAGAAGAGAGCAAGATGCTACTGGTCAGTGGAATCCATCTGATAATGAGTTACCATATGAACCTCAAGAATATAACTTAAGAGTTGAGGAAGATTTTTCTTTAATGAATCTTTTTACTAGCAATGTGAGAACTAATGAGTTAGAACATCAGTTAAAGAATATATGGAGAATTGCTAGTGTATTTTCTAATTACTATGGTAGTAGATATAGTTATCCTACTAGATTATGTTTATCAGGAACTCCATTGAATGAATCATTGATATGTCTTCATAAGATTCTTCCTAAGTTTCAGAGAGATAATAATGTAGAGAAAGTGCAGTGTGTTATACTTACTGATGGTGAAGCAAATTCTATGCCTTATCATGTTTTGACAAAAGATTATTTCAATTCAGATGAGTGGAAGATGGGGATGAGGGGTATTAATCCTGGTCACTGTTTTCTAAGAGATAGATCTTTAGGTAGAATTTATAAATTTGGTTACTCTTGGTGGCAATTCACTGATGCTCTTATTAATAATTTGCAAGAAAAGTTTCCTTCAACTAGTTTTATAGGTATTAGAGTTCTTAATCCAAGAGAGGGTAGTAATATCCTAAGAAAATATTGTGATAGTCCTGCTGATTATGAAAAATGTATGAAGGATTGGAGAAAACTAAAGACCTTTACTATCACTAGCAGTGCTTATGATGCATACTTTGGTCTTTCTTCTAGTGCTCTTGCAGATGATACTGAGTTTGAAGTTAAGGAGGGTGCAACAAAAGGACAGATAAAAAATGCATTTGTAAAGTCACTAAAGACTAAGAAGCTAAATAAAAAGGTGTTAGGAGAATTTGTTTCACTAGTAGCATGAAGACATTTTCAAATTTTATGTTAGAATGTTCTCAGGTATCTGAGAGTAGTCTTAGCAGAGTAAAATCCAAACACGACAAAGGAGGAGTGGCAGTTCTCTCAGGAAGTAGAGCAGACAAGTCTAGTAAAGAAAATAGATCAAGAGCTAAGAAATTAGACAAGGATATACGTGGTAAGTTTGGTAAAGGTGCAACTAAGGTAACTGGTAGATACACTGAGAAGGATGATAAAACTGGTAAAGAAACAAAAGTAAAGGAAAGAAGTCATGTTGTAACTTCTGGTAAGATGGGTAAGAGAAAGTTCAAGAAAGCAGTTAAGTCATTAGGGAAGAAGTATGGGCAAGATGCTGTTATAACTCAGACCAAGGGTGGTGGAGATGCTACTTTAAAGAGAACAAGGAAGGGAGGACTGCCTAAAAAAAATATCAAGCTTGGTAAAATGCGACCAGGCAGAACTGGAGAAAATGACACTCGTATTAAGGGGAAAACTTACACCTATGGATAAAACTTATGATGATTCAAATTGGAGAGAAGAATACAAAAGTTACACTAGTAATAAAAAACATCTTGAATTACTTGAGAATGGACCTAAGAGTTTATCTCAATCATGGATATTAGGTGCATTGTATAGTAACTGGAAGAAGATGAAGGGGTATGATAAATTAGATCCTCAGGAAAATGAAGGTCAATTGCAATCATCTATGAAAGAGTTTTTTCAACGACAAAAAGATCAAGGTATATAAATGCGTTTGTAGCTCAGTGGACAGAGCATCTGACTACGGATCAGAGGGTCGGGAGTTCAAATCTTCCCAGACGCGTGACAATAAACAAACTGGTACATAGGGGGTTTAAAGACCCCTTTTTTACTCTATAATATGTTTATTGAAAGGCACACTACTACATTATGTTTGAAATCAAAATGACTGAGAAAGAGATTGTTGATGGGTTGAGAAGTAATTATGGTAAAGAGTTCACTGCCCCTGATGTACGTGGATTCTGTGCTGCAAATGATATTGCTTATGCTACAGTGACTAAGAAGATAAAGAAGTATAGTGTAGGAAGAGGTAAGTGGAATCTTGAAGTTACTACTAAAGCAGTCCAGAATATTGAAAAGTCATTCAGTGCTCCTGCTGTGGAACCTACAGTGCAACAAAACTTAGTTCCTGATCAAGATGATGCCTTTGTTAAGTTTGGTCCTTTTAATGATGTAAAGTCTATTCTTAAATCTAAGCAGTTCTACCCCACATTTATCACTGGTCTATCAGGTAATGGTAAGACATTTGGTGTAGAGCAAGCATGTGCTCAACTTAAAAGAGAATTGATCAGAGTCAACATTACTATTGAAACTGATGAGGATGATCTGATTGGTGGATTTAGATTGGTTGATGGTGCTACTGTATGGCACAATGGTCCTGTTATAGAAGCACTTGAAAGAGGTGCAGTTTTATTACTAGATGAAGTTGACCTTGCATCTAACAAGATACTTTGTTTGCAACCAGTATTAGAGGGTAAAGGATTGTTCCTTAAGAAGATTGGTAAGTTTGTTCAACCAGCAGCAGGTTTCAATATTGTTGCCACTGCTAATACTAAGGGTAAAGGATCTGATGATGGAAGATTCATTGGTACTAATGTATTGAATGAAGCATTCCTTGAAAGATTCTGTGTAACCTTTGAGCAGGACTATGCATCACCAGCAATAGAGACTAAGATTCTTAGACTACACTCTGCTAGTGTTGGATGTCATGATGACAAGTACATCAAGCACCTTGTGGACTGGGCAGACATCATCAGAAGAACATTCTATGATGGTGGTATTGATGAGGTCATATCAACCAGAAGATTGGTTCACATCATCAAAGCATACAGTATCTTTAATGATAAGTTGAAAGCAATCAAGGTATGCACCAATAGATTTGATGATGAAACAAAGCAAGCATTTCTTGAATTATATGATAAAGTAGATGCTGATGTAGATATTGACAAAGTGGAGGAATAATGCTATGGTTAATGCATGGAGCTTACTTTATGATGAATATTATGGGACTATGAATGAAACATTTCCAGTAAAGAACAATAAACCTGATGACAATGTAGTTGTTAGTACAGGTAATACAGCATCAATGGGTGATTTTATTAACTTTGATCTTACTGATCAAAACATTACTATTGATACTAACAATCATGAAACTCTAGATTTTACTAACATAGAACTACCTGATGGTATGTCCATCAATCAAGAATATGTTTCTGGTGTTTATGATGATACATGGCCACATGCTCAAAATTTTCTAGCAGATAATGATGACAATGCTGCTCATCATTTTTCTACACCAAAACCTGGTATAGAATCAGATAATCCTAGAAAATATAAAGAAGATGAGTCTATTAAGGCACTTCAAGAATATATTTCTACAACCTATAGTGGACACTATACTTCTAAAGAAAATAATGTTCAAACACTTGATCTTATAGAGTCTGTTGGTGATGCAGAATCATTTTGCAGATCCAATGCTATCAAGTATCTAAGTAGGTATGATAAGAAAGGACAAGCAAAACGTGATATACTAAAAGCACTACACTATTCACTCCTACTGTATCACTTCAGTGGGCAAAACAATGAAACTCAAACCCGTGGTTATGAAACTTTCTGATAATACATTATCACTTCTTAAAAACTTCTCTACAATTAATCAATCTATTTTGTTTAAACAAGGAAGTAAACTTCGCACTATAAGTGTGATGAAGAACATACTTGCTGAAGCAACAGTAGATGAGGAGTTGCCAAAAGATTTTGGTATCTATGATTTAAATCAATTCTTAAATGGATTGGGACTACATCAAAGTCCAGAGTTGGATTTTGAGAATGATGGTCATGTAGTAATCAAGGAAGGCAAGATGAGATCTAAGTATTTCTTTGCTGATCCACAAGTCATCATCACACCACCAGACAAGGAGATCACTCTTCCTACTGAGGATGTTAGTTTTGAGTTGAGCACTCAACAGTTGGATAAATTACTTAAGGCTGCAGGTATCTATCAACTTCCTGATCTTGCTGTAAAAGGTGGAGATGGTGTGGTTAAATTGGTAGTAAGAGATAAGAAAAATGATACATCAAATGATTTTTCTGTTATAGTTGGAGAAACTGATAAGCAATTTACTTTTAACTTTAAGATTGAAAATATTAAGATACTACCAGGTACTTATGAAGTGGTTGTGTCACAAAAATTACTGTCTAAATTTACCAACAAGGACTGTGATTTGCGTTATTATATAGCTCTAGAACCTGATTCTACTTTT